TTGAACATCTATTGATGTTTCTTTTTTTACTTTGTATAGGCATTCTTTTTCTTCTTCTACTAATTGTGATTTCAATTCAAATGCTGCTTGGGTATCTACTCGAACACCTAAAAAACGCATATCAACTAAGCAAGGAAAAAGTTCTGTCTCTAGTTTAAATATATCTTCAATGTCTTCATGATACATTTGTTTTTTCATTTCTTGCCAAAGTTTGTAAGTTAATTCTGCATCTTGTTCTGCATACTCGCCAACATACATTGCAGGTAGTTTATACATCTCTGCTTTGTGATCTATACCCCAAAGGTCTGCAGTTTCTTTCAATACAGCCTCATTCTTACCTATTCCAACGTAATCACGACCCAGACTACCTAAATCGTATCGAAAGCGATTCTCGTCTACGAGAGAGCCAGCAATCATGGTATCTACGATAGTGCCATTGATTTTAAGCCCTGCAGCTCTAATAAAACATACATCGTACATAGCGTTGAGAAATATCTTAATAGCTTCTGTATTTAGAACATCTTGAAACCATTTTAGGACCATGTTCTTATCCATGTTGCCACCACCTTCGTGTGCAATAGGATAATAACCTTTCCAATCTTGTACAGCTACAGCTATACCAACTATTTTACTTCGACCTACAACAGAACCAGAACCAATAGTTTTTAGGTCAGGGTCTTTTGTTTCCAGGTCAATTGCTATCTCACTGTAATCTGATAGATTAGGAAAATCTTGTGGTGGTAACCACTCTGTCTGTGGTTTAAATATCGGTTTCATTATAATCTCTCTCTATAATCATTTCTATAAAATGTATTGCTTTCAATAAATCTTGTTTCTTACCTTTGTCCCTATGTCTTATAATATATTTTATAGCACAACCTTCAGGATATAGCAATTCATTCTCTACTACAAACTTACTGGGTTGAATTTTATATTTTTGGTAGTGACTCCCGCCGTGCTGCTTGTCCCATACTTTAGATGTCATATGCTTTTTTCCTTTGTGGTTCTATTATAAATAAATTGTTCTCTGTTCTAGTGCAGGCAACGTAAAACAATCTGTGTGTATCGTCTGGATTCTTTTGATATTCATCGTAAGCTGCTCCAGATAGTTCTGTGTTAATTACTACATTCTCTCTTTCGTTACCTTTTACCCCATGTATTGTAGAGATACTTATCCTTGGTGTACCAGATAAATCTTCTCCTGCTTTTATTAGTTTTGATATCTTTCTAATGTCTTCATTTCCTAATTCATCTAATGCATCAAACCAATCTGCTTCTGTTTGCAATCCATATTTATCTTTTAATGTATCTATGTCATAGAACTGATCTTTAACCATAGCTTTAAATAGTTTCTTGTCCCAATTTTTATTCATTTTGTTAAATATTTTTTTACAGTCATTAAAGTGCATGGGTACACCTGTTTTTAATTCATCCCATTTCTGTATGATTTCATATATGTTTTTTACTCTTGGTATTGCTTTTCTTCTTTGCCAATACAATCCTTTTTCATCTAACACATCACCTATGTCTCCTAACATATAGTTTGCTGTTGCTAACACCAACCATTTACCTTTGGTAAAATCTACATCATATAAACTCTGACAACGATTTACAGATCCTTCCGTATCTTTTGGATAATATTTTTTTTCTACTCTGTTTCTAACTCTGTTAATAATTTTATTTGCAAGAGCAAAAGGTTTTTGTGGCACCCTATGTGATTGCTCTAGTATTTTTCTTGTACCCTCTAAGTTTATAAATGTATTTACGTGTGCACCATTCCATTTGTAAATACCTTGGTCATCATCTCCTGCAATAAAAGAATCTGTTGCTGCTTCTTCTATTCGTCTTACTAACTTCCATTGTATCAAACTTAAATCTTGTGACTCATCAACAAACATTACACGTAGTTTTGGTGGTTCACCTGCAGCTAAAAATTTTTCTATCATATCTGGAAAGTCAATCAAACCATGCTCTGACTTATATCTCTCTAATTCTTCTGATATAATTTTTAATTTATTTAATGATACTTGTTGGTTATCTGTAAGATGATAATACTTTACAGGATCTATTTCTTTTGATCGTGCTATGTTTATTAATTGTATGTATGGATTCTTTGAATAGAATACACTGTCATGATCTTCGTCTTGTTGTGTACCCTCTATTTCTAGTCCCATCTTTTCACCTAATTCTTTGTAATGTTTTTCTTTCATTACTTGATCTCTAGTTAATCCAAGTTGAGTAAAACAAAATGAATGTAATGTTTGAAAATATGGTAGATCATCAAAAGATAATTTAAATTTTAATGTAGCTCTTTGTTTACCTTCTTCGGCAGCATTCTTACTAAATGTAAAGTATCCAATCTTATCTGGGTCTGTTGTCTCAAGAAATTTTTCTACGTGTCCCAATAATGTATGTGTTTTACCTGTACCTGGTGGTCCATAAATTATAGTTCGCATTAGTAATTATCTTTCTTAAATGGTTTTGGTTTATATGTTTCTGTTTGTTTATCAAATCTAGCTACAGCAAATACAGATAGTTTATGTCTACCTACACGTTTAGTTGTACAGTGTAGATTATCTTTTAACATCTGTGATGTTCTTTGATATGGCACCTTCCAATGTTTTCTAGATAAATAATTGTGAAAGAAGTTATCAAATACAAAGTGGTGAGAACCTTCTTTAGTATAGGTACCACCGTTTTTAAGGTCTTCAAAGTCATCCTTCTGTATTCTGTTTACACAATAATCTTCTAAATAATTACGTAAAATATCTTTTGTACCTGTGCCTTCTGCAGGTTCTGTTACTTCTGCATTCTCTAATAGTATGTTTGTTAGTTTCTTCCAATCATTTGTTTTCAATGTTGGTGGATTAAATCGTAATTGTTTTACACACTCTTCTTGAAATAAACTTTGGTTTGTCAAATGTTTTGCAGAGTCAAGATATAATCTATCACCGTCTACATTCATGTAATAGTATGGTTCTTCCAATGCAACAACTTGTAGGTCTGTGAGATTTGGAAATGTTATTTCTTGTCCTATACCAAACTTTCTAGACTTACATAATTTCTTATCACACAAACTACACATAGGTTGATCATTACATTTATAACCCCAATCTTTTTTCTCGTGTTGTTTTGTTATGATGTTTACTTCTATATCTGACAATGGTTGTGCCATTGCTGACTCGTTAAATAATATTAATTTTGTTTTCCAATTTTCTGGCCACTTAGACTTTGCATACACACCATAATGAAACAGTGCATTGTTTCTACCACCTTCACCTACTTTGTTTTGTACCATAAGTTCTACACATGGTGGGCCATCAGAGTATGGTGTCTCGGGTCTTTTAACTTCTATTGTGCTGATGTCGTCTTGTTTATATCTTTCTTGTAATTCAAAAAAAGCTTCTAGTGTAGCAGCTTCGCCATTCTCAAGAAAGGCATACCTCGTTGTATTACTACAATTAAAGTATGGTAAGTTAAGAAAGTTTCCTGTATCATCTTTTGATTTTAATTCTCTTTGTTTAGGAAATACTTCTGATCCCCCATAACCTAATACAGATCTTATCTCATTAAGTTTATCTTGCATCAAACTTGCAGACACATAATCTTTTGTAAATAAAAATACATGTGCACCACCTGACTTAGACCTACATACTATAAGTGGTAATTTAAATTGTTTAATTTTGTTTATAAGTTTTTGATGATCAAAGCCTGCATAAGAATCTATGTCAATACATCCCCACTTACATTTATTGTCATCGTTAATTGGTATAACACCTAGACTATCTACTCCGTCTAAATGTTTTTGCCATAATTCGTTTGTGACTGGTTCCCTTTTAACAAAGGATTTACCTTTTACCTTTGTACCATTACCATTTGATTCACCTACAATAGTGACACCATGCGCACGGTCCAATCCTTCAAATATATTTTTAAACTTCTCAATCATATATTTAAGTGGGCGTTTCCACTCTCGCTTAGACGCCCACTACCTAGGATCTAGTAATTTGAATTAGACTTATTAGT